AAGAACGCCCAGCCACCCGCGTCACCATTGAGTGTCGCGCCCCGGGAGCAGCCACTTTTTCTCCTCAATCGTGATGCGGTGGTCGCTGGGCATCTGCGGCAGCCTTGCGCCGGGCGTTGTGAATCGCCCGTTTCACGAGCAACCTACCGGCCATGTCCACGAACGGCAGGCCGCGCTCGGCGGCAGACTCGCGCAGCCAGCCGACGATCTCGTCGATGTTGGCTTCGCACCAACCAGGCTGCTCCAGTTCCATTCTGTCCATGAAGGCGGCGCGAGTGTTGCACTTGCAATTCTCACTGGCCGTAATGCCAAAACGTGCCAGCAAAGAGCGAAGCGCTGTGCCCGGGCCAGGCGGCGGCAGTTCAGCAAATGCGTTGCCGCGCAGTGGCAAAGTAGAGCCTGGGGCCATTGCGGGCTCGCAATTTCGTCGCGTTTTTATGTTTGGCGCGACAAAGCCGCAATGCTTACAGGCCAGAGTGTCCGCGTCCCACTCGCAATCGTTCATAATGTTATGCTGGCCGTCACGCGATAGTCTGGCACTATAGTGTAAACACCATTCACAAACACTTCGGTTGGCCCGCCGAATTGCAATGATGCACCAGTTTGGCCGCTAAGCACTGGAAGTGTGGATTGAGCCTCTGTGTCGCAAATTCCAAGCGGCTGCGACGTGAACTGGTTTTGCGAGCCAAAAAGTCCACCCAACTGCGCCACAGGAGAAACTGGCCGAAAAAAAGGATCTCTTGGGTCAGGTGACGGCCAAGACACCCATAAACTAAACCGGATGAATCGAACAACGCCGACGCATGGAGGAAACTCTGCGTTTGGAATCCAGATTGCCTCTATTGTTGTGCATCGCGTGCAAGGCGACGGGCTTCCGCCAGTCAGCACGTCAAGGCCACGATAAAAGTATGTTGGCCAACTGTTGTTCACACTGAGATTTGCGTTGTAATTGAGGACAAATGTGGTCTGAAGTGATGTAAAGTCTATGGTTTCGTTGAGATGAGACACTCGAACTACACTGCTAGGCGTTATTGAAGAGATGGTCAGCGCCAGCGATTGCTTGAATCCCGCAGTGAAACTAAATGCGTCAAACCAGCACCGGGAGTCAAAACAGCTCAAGCATGGATTCGGCGAGCACGTTGTCCCTGCGCCACGAAACGTGCCGAGCAACTGATCGCATCCACTTTTGGACGTAACTACGCAACTACTGGTTCCGCCAATACAGCAAGCACCACAGCAGCAACCGTCGCGGATGCTTCCATCTTGAACAAGTAAAGCGCCGTTTTTTGTGCCAATGGGCATGGTTAGCAACCCGTCGTTCCGATGGCCGTGCCAGTGATACCCGTCACGCCGTGAGCCCAAATGCGCTTGCGCTCAAATTGGATGCCGGTCGGGCCGAGCGTTGCATTCGTCACCACGTCCACGCCGGCCGGCGATCCGCCGCCCATGCGAATGAGCGACCACTGATTCGCGCCCGTGGCGGTTGGCTTCCAAAGGATCATGGCGGGGCCACCCCAATCGGATTGCATTTCGGACGTGCTCGCCTTGGGCCGGGCGAAGCGATGGTCGGCGTGGCCTACGTCCAGCTTCACCTGGACGGCACCGTCGATAGCGACGCGGCCGATGGCATTGGCGGCGATCGGCTCGACGGCAATCGCGATGGCCCGCGAGGTTGCGGACGGCGTGCCGCCAGTGAGCACGGGCATCGACTCAAACTGGGTCGTCGCCGCTCCCGTGGCCCCTGTCGGCGCAATTTCCATGCCGGTAATTTCCAGAACGCCCCAACGCTCAACGGCCACGGATGCCTTGCAGTAGACGTAGGTGTACGGCGCGGATGGGCCGCGGATGCCGTCCGCCTCAAACCCCGGCCGCACCCCAAGCACCACGTCGGCTGCATCCTGCGCCCGGTTCCACGCGCGGGCCGAGATCGCAGAGCCGAGCCGCTGCCCCTTCTCAATGCGTCCGTCAGGGCGACTCATGGCTACGTCCCGATCCCAAGGTTGGCAAAATCGCCTTCGCGGTAGACCTTGTTGACGTAGACCGCCTTGGGCTTTTTGACGAGCTCGTTCGAGGAAACCGCATCCTCGTAGCGAACCCAAAGATACTCGTGCCCCTTCTTGGCGATCCCCGTAATGTCGCCGATCTTCTGGTCGGTCACGTTGGGGCTTGCCACGAACTTGTAACTAAGCGTCCACGGCCCCATGCCGCGCTGGTCGTCCCACTCTTGGGCACCGCTGCACCCCATGAACAGAACCTCGCCAGCGGCGAACGTGCGAAAGGCCCCCTTGTTGACGCTGCCCGTCAGACCGGCGACGGCCTTGATGTAGCCCGCCGTGATGTAGGTGTGTGGCACGTCATACGTTTCGGTCCACGACAGGGCAGGGACCACGATGTCGACGCCATTGACCGATTGGCCGTCGACGCCGATCGCACCGTTCATGGAGACGGCCGCGTTTGCTCCGCTCGACGGGAATCGCGTCTCGCCAGCCGTCGTGATTGTCGTCGTGCCCGCCCTGCCGGTCAGAACCGTCACGTTTTCGAGGGCCTGCGTGATGTGCTGCGTTCCGCCAGACGTATCGAAAGCCCGCGACCGCTTGAGCGGATCCTCTTGGGTGTCGTCCTCGGCCCCCTGCTTCTCATACGAGATCGTTACCTGCCAGGCGTCGTCGCCCAAGTAGGAGACGCTGTAGGACTCGGCTCGCAACTGAACCGACGGGTTGCCTGGGTATTGCCAGAAGGCGAGCGCGCCCGAGATACGGGCGTTGGCGTCGGCGTGGAGCTCCACGTCGTCGGTCGTGCCGAACACCTTGTAGCTTTTTTGATACGAGCTCGTTGCCCGGCGGCCGAGGCGGACGATCGTCGCCGATCGGCTCGAATTGTCTTCGATCCAAGTAAGGGCCATGGTTACTCTCCGACCGCCGCTGGTTCAAGGTTGGCCGTGTTGCTGGCGATCGTTTCCAGGGCCTTGAGTTGACGCTCGCCGAGGCTGGACCCGAAACCCATGCCGCCGAGGTTGACCGACGAAAAGGTTCCGGCGACCTCGGCCGCGCTTGTGGCGGCGGCGGCACCGCCGGCAGCGGCCCCGCCGGCGATGGCAGCCGCCGGCGAGGGCCCGCCGCCCCCGCTCGACGCCTTGCTGATCCGCTCCTGGGCGTCTTCGAGGGCGGTCTCCAACGTTGTCATCTGGCCAGACGACAGGCGGCCGTTTTGAGACAGGAGGTCGAACTCCTCGTAGAGCTCGCGGAGTTTGTCGAGTGTTGTCGCCCCCTCGATGCTCTTGAGCAGGGCGGCAAACTGTTCGTTTTGCGCTTTCGTTTCGCGTTTGCCTCGGCCCATGCCGGCCACCGCCCCCTCCGCCGCCTGCGTGGCCGCCCGACGTTCGTCGGCCCGCCGCTGGTTTTCCGCCTCCCGCCCTGCCTTGATGTCGTCGGCGCTCTGGTAGATAGCCGCCTGGCGTTCTTTGCGTTTTTGTTCTTCTTCGGCGTTTGTCGTGGCGGCCTCGGCCAGCCGGGCCGCAACGCCCGTCCCGCTCTCGCGTGCCTTCCGGCGAGCAGCGGCGTCGTCTTTGAGCTTCTTCTTTTCGTCAGCCAGTTTTTGCCGGGCCGTGTTCGAGACAGTGAACAGCGCCTTGAGGTTGATCCACTCCGTTTTGAGCGCCGTCGTTAGGTCGTCCCACCGTTGCAGGATTGGATTGACGAGGCTCTCAAACGCTCCGTAGACGGCGGCCCCCATCGTGCGGGTGACGGCGGCGATGTCGGTCCAGAGCGTATCCCAGACGATATAGAGGTAGTGCCCGATGTCGGTGAACACATTCTGGAACGCCGAGACCCACGGGTCGACGGCCCCCATGATCGCCTCGACCCCGCGCAGCCAGCCCGCGTAGAGCCCCGCCCAGAGCACATCCATCGCCCCGGCGAGGTCGCCCTCAGCGATGGCTGCATAGATGCCGTCGAACGTGACGGTAGCCGTGTTTGACAAGTCGCCGAGGACGGTCATCCCATTCGAGACGGCGGCGTTGAAGCCGCTGCCGATGGATTCCGCTACGCTCTGCACAGCACCACCGACGCCGGCGAACATGCCGCCCATGGAGGCGGCGACCTTGGGCCCGGCCACGGCAAGCGCCGCTAGGCCGGCGACGAGCAACCCGACCGGCGACATCACGACGCCGATCACGGTCCCGATCGCACCGATAGAGGCGAGCACCGGGGCGATGGCAGCGCTTAGAAACGTCAGCGTCCCGCCAAGTCCGACAAGGACGCCGCCGACGGCGATGGCACCGACGGCTACCTTGGCGATCGTGGCGACGAGCTCTTGGTTGGCGGCGACAAACTTGGCAAACCCACCGATCACGTCGGCGATCGGGCCGGCGATGCCCATAAGGGCAGGGCCGATGGCATCGCTCACCGCGATGGCGGCGCGTTCGAGCGCGGCCCGGATGTTGGCCATGGCACCCGACAATCCTGACGAGAGGGCGGCAAACTTCTCGCCCACCGGCAACGCCTGGCCCATGGCCTGCCGCATGGCGTCGAACCCATCCGTCCCGGTGGACGTAAGGATCGCCGCCGCCCGGATGGCGTCTTGCCCGAAGATGCGGCGGAAGATGTCATCCCGCGCCGCCTGGTCCATGCCAGCCATCGCACCGTTGAGCGTGCGGATGATCTCGACCATCGGCTTGATCTGGCCGTCGGCACCTCGGAAGCTCTGGACCGACAGGCCGATCTGGTTCAAGGCCCCGACGGCGTCGTCGGCCGGAGCCATGAGCCGCATTAACATTGTCTTTACGCTAGTTCCGGCGTCGGAACCCTTGACGCCGTTGTTGGCCAGGATGGCGAGCGAAGCCGAGAGGTCGCCGATCGACTGGTTGGCCAGGGCCGCCACGGCGGACGATTGCGAGAACGCCATCGTCATTTCCTCGACGCTGGTCGACGAGGCGTCGGCGGCGGCGGAGAGCGTGTTGGCGGCCACCTCGGAGGAGACGCCGAAAACCTTCATGGCGTCGGCCATCACCACGGCGGCGGCGGCCACGTCCATCTGGCCGACCTTGGCGAACTGGAGGGCCGTCTGGCCGGCACCGCCGAGCACGTCCTCCAGGCTCATGCCAGCCTTGAGCAACTCCAAAAAACCTTGGGTTGCCTGGGTGGGCCCGACGCCGAGCTCGGCGGAGGTGGCCATGGCCGCAGCCTTGACCGCTTCGAGTTGCGTGGCGGTCGCCCCGGTGGAGGCCCGCACGGCAAGGAGCGTGTCTTCAAACCGGGAGCCGGCCACGGCGGCGGCGGCGAACGGGGCGGCCACGCCGGCACCGATCGCCCCGAGCTTGGCACCGGCCGAGGCCACCGACCGGCCGACCGCCCCGATCTGGCGGTTGATCCGGTTGAGGGCGGCGAAGAAGGCGCGAGGATCTGCGCCGATCTCGACGAAGACTTGCCCGGCTTTTACCTTGCCTGCGCTCATTGTGTCACGACGCTTTGCCAGTCTTTCCCGAGGAGCTTGGCGATCTCTTCCGGTGTCGCCTGCCGGGGTTTGGCTCTCTTAGCGAACGGGTTGAGTTTCGCAGGGTCTACGGTTGGGCTGTGTTTTGCCTTGTTGATGTTTGCGTTTTGAGCGAGCAGATTGGCGGTATGCCACCAATCCATTTCTAGGCGGCTGTTGCGGGCGGCGAGTAACTGGCGGAGGGTCCACTTTCCGGGGTGGACGCCGATGATTCCGGCAGCTTCCCAGATGCAATCCCAGACTGTGCGAGCATTCCCTCGATCGTCGCCTCCGTCAGCCCCTTCTCCGCCTGGGCGGTGAGTTCGTCGGTGAGCTCCGTCATTCTGGCGGCGAGAAGCGCGACCATCTTCCGCCGCCGCAGGGGGAAAAAATCGACGAGCTCCTCCTCGATCGCCTTGACGCCGGCCTCGATAGCCTCGCCCTTGAGCCCGTCAAGGAAGGTGTCGCGGTCGATCTTCTTCTCCTCGGCCTGCTTCCGGCAGAGGGCGTAGAGCACCTCTCCCACCTTGCCGTATTGGCTGCGGAGAACCTGGAGCGTGTTCGCCACGTTGGCCGTGTCGATGATGTCGAAGGGCTGCGTGCGAGTCTGCCGAGTGACCGTGCCGTCTGTCTGGGCCACGTCCTCGGTAACGTCGATGGTGACCAGGCCGCGCACTCGCTCGGCCGAGGCCACCGTGATTGCCACCACCCACGGGCGGCCCTCGTTGTCTCGGAACTCTCTCATACCCGCAGCCCTGTTCTAGTGAGACGTGCCTCGACCGTGAACGTGGCGACTCCGTCGACCGGATCGCTCTCCGTAACCCCAGTTATTACCGCAGGAAACGACCAACCCCCAGCCCCACCGGACACGGTTATTTCCGTCCCGGCGGTGATCCACGAGTAAACGGTTCCAAGATCGGCAACGTCGTTGAACTCGACGCTCACGGTGGCCTCGTAGCCGACCGGGTAGACGCCAGCAACGCGGCTCCCGTACTCGTCCACGTCGATCGTGCGGACGCTGTAGGAAAGACTGACGTTTCGGGCGCTGGCAATATTGCCACCGACCGAAATCGTGCAGTCTTTGCCTAGCGTGATCGCCACGGGATCAGAGCTCCCGAGCGGTCACCGTGTACGTCACTGCACCGTCGATGCTGATGTTTTCGGAGACCGACATGACCGAAAAGCCCGAGCCGTTGGAAGTCAGCGAATTCACAAGCCCGGTCGGGTCGTGGCATTCGATTTCCCAGGTCTTCGTTTTGAATCCAGGCTTGAAGGCCCGGTACCCAGCCGCACCGCCGGCACCGCCTTCGTTGGCGCGATTCGTCACGTCGACGACCTCACACTCCTCGGTGTAGGTCGCACTGATTACGTCCGTTCCGAACGGAGGAGCGGATCCGTCTTTGCCGAGGGCGATTGCCATGGTTTTAGTTTCCTCGTGAGTTACTGGATGCCGCGCGAGGCGGAAACGGTGTAGGTCGTGATCCCGTCGATCGGGTCAGACTTCGCCACGCTCGTCACGATGTATTTGACGTTTCCGGTCTGGGTGCCGCCGAGCGTAAACTCGTCGCCGGCCTCAACGCCGGGGTCGTCGACGCACTCGACCTCAACGGTCTGCTCGACGAGAGCCTTGCGGAACTTGCGGGCGGTGTCGCCGAACTTCGTCACGTCGATTTCGGCGGCGGAGTTGTTGACGGTGACGCTGCGGGCTCCGGTGAGCCCCGTGATCGTCACGTCTTTCCCGAGGGTAACTGCCATTACGGCCTCCGATTGGCTTGGGGTACGCCGTCAAAACTACGGCCCCCGAGCCGACCACCGCAGGGGGTATGGTCAGCCGGCGCGGCGTAGCATGTTGCGGAATTTCTCGTTGGCCTTGGCCGCCGCCTTCTGGACGCCGGCCGCCCCCTGCATGAACGGCCTGGCCGGGTAGCGGGCTTGTTTGGTGATGGTGGTCCGCTCCCACCGGCGGGAGTGACGCATTCGCTTGTTGGCCCAAATGATCGCGCCGGTATCAAATTGGTTCGTTTGTGGAAGTGCGGTCGTGTAGCGGCCTCGCTCGTCCCTGCCTTGGCGACCGTTGCCACGACGCCGCAGATACGCATTCCGGGCAGCTTTGACGCCGATCCGGTACGCCGTGAGCGTCAGCGTCCCGCCGAACTCGTGGAGTTGGTTTAGCCACGCCGCCCGTGCCGGTCCGATCACGGCCGTCGGCCCGAACGTGCCACGACTCATGTAGTAGAGGATGTCGCGGTAGACGAACCGCTTCGGATTCCACGACTTTATGGGCTTGCCAGCCGGCCGGGGCTTGCCGCTGGACAGCATCGTGAGATCCTTGTAGAGCCCGCCCTTGAACTCGACGATGGCCCCAGCCTTGACCGCCCGCGTTCCGGCCTTGGTCTGCTTGGGGGCGGCGTTGCCGATCCCCTTCTTGGCGGCCTGCTGAACGTCCCGCCCGGCCAGCGACAGTGACCGCCGGCTCATGTCGTCCATCATGCGGGTGATTTTTGGCCGGTCGAAAAAGTTTCCTTTGACGAAAGCCTGAAGCCGGAGTTTTGCTTGGGTGGAGTCCGACACGATCCGGCGGTTTCCGCCGATCTGGCCCGGCCGGATAAACGCCCGACTCATTCGCATCGCTCACTCCGGCAGCGTGTCGGCCTCGAACACCCGGTAGGTCGCCACGATCACCGCCCGCCAGACGTTGCGCTCGTTGAGGGCGTCGTCGGGGTTGATCTCGATCGTGACCGTCATGGGGCTAGTCACGCCTTCCGGCCACGCCTCGGCGTTTGTCCAATCGTGGGCGCGGATGTTGAGGAGGGCCTGGTCGGCGAGGTCGATCATGGCGTCGACCTCGGCGTCGGTTTGGACGTGCCGCCCGAGAAACACCGAAACGCCGTAGTCGATTTGCGAGACGTTGCGACTTACTCGGCTGACCTCGGCGTTGCCGGGCGTGACATACATGACAGGCGAGGCCATGTCGTCCACGTCGACGGCCACCCAGTTTTTCCGCTCAACGGTTGTGCCGGCGACGGTCCAATCGACGGCGTCAAGGCCGTCGGCCAGACTATCGGCAATCTGTCGAAGGTTGCTCATGCCAACAGCCGCTCCATGGCCTCGACATTGTTCTTGATTCGCGGGTCTTCCGGCAATCGTGCCAGAGCCTCACGGGCGAAGGTTAGGCCCTCTGGCCGGTGGCCGAGCTCCCATGCGGCGATCGAGGCCAGATCGTAGGCGCGGCCCCGAGCGTCTGGGTCTGTGCAATGCGTGCCGGCATCGCCGGCCTCGATGGCGGCGCGGGCGAACGCTAGGCACTCGCGCCAGTTCTTTTCGTGATAGCGGACGAGGGCGATCCGCTCCCAAGCGTCGGGCTCGCCGGGGGCCTCGTGGGCCGCCATGTGAAGTTGCTTCTCGTCGCCCGTGGCGAGGTGCAGAGCTCGCAAGGCGTAGGCCCGCTCCGTCGCCTGCCCGCCCGGCATCTTCAGGTATTCGAGGAAGGCGGCGGCGTGCTCTGGCATCCCGGCGTACTGCATCTCTCGGGCGAGATACCACTTGGCCCGAGCGTCGTGGGGGGCCTCGCGGACGGCCACCCGCAAAAGCTCTAGGTCGGTCTTGTGGCGTTTGCCTTGGTCGCGGTGGTGGTGGATCTCCAAGCCCTCGGCGAACGCCTGCACCTTGTCGCCGGTCCAACAGACTAGGCCCTCGTGGGTCGGGGCCGTCCA